AAACGCATATACACCATTTATTCGTTCGCAAAAAACTGCATTGTTTACCAGTGCAGTAAGCGGATCAACATCATCGTCTGTTGCATATGACTTGTTCAAGGTGCATACATTGACCGATGGTACATCAGCCAACACTGCATACAAGATTGAAATCAGCAACGTAAAATCTGCTGGTTCAATACCTGGTTCTGCCTATGGTTCATTCACACTAGCAGTTCGTTCATATAGCGACACCGATGCAAAGCCTGTGTATCTAGAACGCTTTGACAATCTAAACTTGGATGTCAACAGTGCCAACTATGTTGCTCGCAGAATCGGTGATACATACAATTATATCGACTTCAATGGTAAGATTCTAGAATTCGGAGACTTCCCACAGAAGAGTAAGTATGTTCGTGTTGAAATGGCAACGTCTCCATGGCCAGTAGAAGCAATTCCATTCGGGTTCGGACCATATGCAACCCCAATCGGTGGCGACTTTGCTCGCTTGAATAAAGTACCAGCAATGGCATATACCAGTGCTTCTATATACAGTCTACAACCTGGTCGCTATGCTTCCGGTGTTGTATTCCAACCAGCACCTGCTCAAGCCGATGATGAATTGGCTGCTCTATATCCAAGCGGTTCAACTGTTGGTCCTGAACTAGACAACAAGCAATATTTTTCCGCAATTCCACAAGGATCTGATACCGGCGCGAATGTTGCATTTGACCTAGAAACAGTCTGCGGAGTTTCTCCACTGTTTGTTGCGGCTCAAGAAGTAACAAACTCAAAGAAACGTAAGTTTATCCTAGGATTCCAAGGTGGATTTGATGGTCAATCTCCATCAGTTCCGTTGCTGATTGGTAATGACATATTGCCAACAAATCAACAGGGACTTGATTGTTCCACAAACGTAAAACGCGGAACTTATGCATACAAGCAAGCGGTTGCTGCACTAAGTAACGCTGATGAGTTTGATTTCAACCTCATCACTACACCTGGTATCAATTATGACTATCACCCAGCAGTCGCTACAGCAGTAGTAGATATGTGCGAACGTCGTGGTGATGCGTTTTATATCATGGACATTGCTCCAAATCAAACAGCAGGTGCTTCGGCCATTCAAAACGTGGTTGATCTAGCCGGTCAGTTTGATACCAACTATGCTGCGACATATTATCCTTGGGTCAAGGTAACTGAAACCAATAGCAACAAGATCATGCCAGTTCCTCCGTCCGTCGTTATGATGAGCGTATATGCTGCCAATGACAAGGTATCTGCTGAATGGTTTGCCCCAGCCGGTCTAAACCGTGGTGGTATTCCAACTGCCGTGTCTGTTGCTGACAGATTGACACACACCGAACGTGATACTCTATACGAAGGTCACGTTAACCCAATCGCTGCATTCCCTGGTCAGGGCGTAGTTGCATGGGGTCAGAAGACACTACAACGTAATCCAAGTGCATTGGATCGCGTAAATGTTCGCCGCCTATTGATCGCACTAAAGAAGTTCATCGCTTCTTCAAGTCGCTTCTTGGTATTCGAACAGAACGTAGCAACAACTCGTCAACGTTTCTTGAACATCGTCAATCCATACTTGGAAAGCGTTCAGCAGCGTTCGGGTGTGTACGCATTCAAGGTTGTTATGGACGACAGCAACAATACACCTGATCTAGTTGATCGTGGTATATTGTATGGTCAGATCTATATTCAGCCAACACGTACCGCCGAAATGATTGTATTGGACTTCAATGTACTACCAACAGGTGCTGCATTTCCTGGAGCCTAATATATAAAAAGTTAAAATCAAAAGCCCACCGAAAGGTGGGCTTTTTTATTGCTATTTGATGAACATCTGCTATATTTATAAAATATGCCAGTTGTAAAAAGCAATATTTTTTATACATATAGCCTGTCGGACCCCGACACCAATATTCCATTTTATATTGGAAAAGGATATGGAGACAGACTGTATTATCACGAAAATGCAATAAAGTCTGGTAAGACATTTTATAATTTGCATTTAAAAAATAAAATACAAAAAATACTATTAAGTGGTAAAAGTATTATTTATACAAAAATAGTAGAAAACGTCGATGAACAAGTTGCACTTGAAACAGAAAAAGAACAAATATTAAAAATTGGGAGAGCAGATTTAAATAATGGCCCACTTTGCAATTTAACCGATGGTGGGGAAGGAGTGTCCGGTATTATGTGTTCGGAAAAAACTCGCCGTAAGCGCAGTGAGTTGGTGCGTGGAGAGAAAAATCCGATGTTTAATCGTAGACATACACCGGAATCTGTGTCCATCATTTCTAAAAAGAAAAAAGACCGCGATACACATTATACATATAAACACGATGAATCGCATAAAGAAAACATGAAGATTTATAATCCCGGTGGAATAAAAACCTCAAAACCAATACATCAACTTGATGAAAACGGTATATTATTACATACGTGGCCCTCGGCACGCGCAGCAGCAAAAGCAGTGGGAGCAAGTCACGGAAATATATCGCTAAGTGCCACTAAAAAAACCAATTGGAAAGTTAAAGGATTTTATTGGAGATTGGCATAATTATGAAAACTATCTTACTTAAAAATTTATTAAAAGAAATATCAGAAAATGATACATCGTCTCCACTTAAATATCAAATGTATGTGGATATGGACGGAGTTCTTGTAAACCTTGATAAAGGATTCAAGTCAGTTTCTGGTGGATTATCTCCTCAAGAATATGAGGCAAAAAATGGTAAAAACACTTTTTGGAAAGTAGTAAATAAAAACCCTAATTTCTGGCTTGAGCTAGAACCATTACCGGACGCTAAAGTTCTTTGGGATTATATAAAAGATACATTTAAAGATCCTCCTGCGGTTATACTAAGTGCTGGACAAGGAAACAGAATAACAGAACAAAAAACTGCATGGATCAGAAAACACATTGATCCAAGCGTTCGTGTTATTATCGCAAGCAGTGGAATAAATAAACCACAATATATTATTAACCCAACAGCACCAAGCACTACTCATATACTACTTGACGATACAGACAAAAATATTACTGCTTGGGAAAATTCCGGTGAAGGTCGTATTGCTCTGCTGCACAAAAACGCCGCAGACAGCATCAAATTGATACAAAGTATCATATCCAAATGAGTGAAATCAAACTAAAGTCTTTGTTACTCAAAGAGTTTATTGAGGTTTCTGATATGCAGACTCTTGAGAAAGCATCAAAGGCTTTTGCTTTAACTTTATTAACAAACAAAATACTTACAAGTAGACACAAAGATCTTAGTGCGTCGGATCTTGACGCCAGTCAATACGTTGAAGATATAGCAGAAGTTGTTAGAAACGAAGTTATACATTGGATGAACACGGCAAACAGCAGAGGTGGACGATGAAATACCCATTATACAACGACAAACTTGCTCCTATATGGAACATCAATGAAGATGGCGCGAGACTTGATGATGAAGTAAGAAAATCACTTATCAAGATTGCGATGGACTTTGTGCAGGACTTAAAAAAGAACCAAGATATAAACATCAAAATAGAAGATATACTTCTTATTGGTTCTATCACAAACTACAACTGGACGCCATATTCAGATATTGATCTACATATATCAACTGATTTTTCCAAACTCGATATGACCAAAGAGCAAGCACAGGCTATGTTTGATGCGATTAAAGCCGGTTGGAATAACAAGCACGACATTGTGATGAAAAACTTTGATGTTGAGTTATATGTTGAAGATATAGGCGCAGAACAAGTGTCTGCGTCAAAGTACAGTGTTCTGAGAAACGAATGGATAAAAGAACCAAAGAAAGAAAGTCCAAACTTCAATAAGGCTCTTATAAAAAAGAAGTATAAAGAATATTCAAAGAAGATAGACGACTTGATGAACGCAGACAGCGAAAAGCCGCTAAAAGATTTACTTGAAAAAATATACAAGTTTCGTCAGGCAGGATTAGATAAAGGCGGCGAACTAAGCGAAGAAAATATCGTATTTAAGATACTAAGAGCAAAAGGTAAGTTGGATAAACTAAAAGACACTGTAGCAAGTATGTATGATGACAAGATGAGCGTGGATGAAAGTGAAAAAATCAACATTTCAGATATACACAAGTTAGCAGACAAAAAAGGAATCAAATGGGACAATGAACCAAGCTTTTTAAAATTAACAAAGCGTATTACCGGTAAAGAACATTTGGATGATTTGGACCAACTTGGACTGAAGAAGATGATTGCTCACTTAGACAAGAAGATGGGTGTGGATGAAATCGCCATGAACAATAGTTATTATGAGAAGGATGTTCAAGACGCGGCAGATGATATATATGCGATTGCAAAAGCGTTAAAAGTATATCCAGATATTGAACCATATATCAAAAAGATATCATTAAAATACAAGAAGTATTCGGACGATGTGCATATAGACATCGCAAGGGCATTTTCAAAGCTTAGAAAACAACAAATAAAAACATCTTGACATAATATATCGGCGTGATAATATGTCGGTATGCTAAAGAATATCAAGTTTGCCCGGTTTGGTGGGCTTAGTTCAGTCAATCAAAAGGGATATGATTCGAACTGTGATGGCTATCATTCTCCTCCCGCCAAGCGTGGCTTTTATGCGTTTCTTTGGCCGTATTATGAGTTCTTTCTTCTCAGCGGTGGATTATGGACAAACTATCCTTGGTCAATAGGCACCAAGTTCATTTACTTAAAAGACGCCAAGGGTAATATCATTGACGAAAATCATCCTGATCATGAATACTTTTCCAGCACAGGAAAGTATTGGAGCATTCCCACCAAAGAATGGTATTTTCATCATAAGAAACATCCTGAATATGAAGACCCCGAATATGATGCTAAGTTAGAGGCACATTGTATTGATTGGGAAACAAATCACGGAGATAAGCCCAAGTGGGTGTTGGTCCAAAAACCTTCGCCCAGAATCTTTGAGTACAAAGGAAATATCTGGCATCATTTGACCTGCTATCTCGGACCTTCTGGTACGTTGAAGCAGAAAGGCGGTTGGACTCTTTCGCCATTTGACGAATACGCAAAAGCATTACAGAAAAACATGCACGCTGGTCGCAGGACACAGTGCGAATACAGTTCCAAGAAAGGATTGCCGAAGTCTAACAAAAATCCTTATGTGGGAATATCCAAAGATCATTTAGAAGTTTTTATTGAGAAACTTTAGTTTGCCACACCCATTTACTGTGTCCGCAGTCCCA